ACGAGTTTTGATGTCAGCCCAAAACTGATGGTCTACAGTCATTTTGAATGCTTTGTAGGTCTGATCGTTCTTGTCTTCGTAAAGTACGATTCCATAGTCTATGCCTTGCATATTCATGTACAACTGAATTTGAACAAAATGTTCAGGCTTAGGCTTGTCTATTAACGCCGACCAACCACTATCATGAATTGACTTCAACTCAACTATGGCTAACCCCTCTTTAGGATGTTTAACAATAAAGTCAATACGTCCTGAAATAGGTGGACTTTCCGACTTTACAACAAGTTCTCTAGCCTGTACTACACCCATCTTCTGCAAGTACTTATCTACTCGGTCTTCTAGGTCATGACCGTAGTTAAATTTTCTCTGCGTTTGAGGAGTGATTGGATCATTCTTGGGAACTGCGTTATAATCATTATACAACGCCCGGTCACAAGGATTCCCCAAAGCTGATGGATAAAATACTTTACCTCTAGAAGTGGTAAAAAATCCTCCATCCGTAGCATCATCAATAAGTTTAAGTATCCATTTATCCTGATTACTTACTCGACTCTTTCTTGGCTTTTTCTTATTTCTTCTGTTTGCAATGTCTCCAAAGCTAGGCAAAACTCTTCCTCGATTTCTGACTTAGTTTGTGATTTAATGTGAAAAATATATTCCGCACCGTTCTCTCGTAGAATGTCGTCCCTCCACTTGTCCCGCTTCCGTAGGTGTCCGTAGACTCCATCAGCCTCTACGACTAGGTTTAACTCAGGCACCCAAAAGTCAACTGTGAACCTGTCAATTTGGTACTGGTCCATCCATCGTAATCCTGATTCTGTTATAGCTGCTGCCACCTTTTGCTCTTGCGGCGTATCATAGCTAGCTGGCATCAAGTACCGCTTGCTGTAGCAGTTCAAACTCATCGTCGTTATCTTGGAAGAAGCCCTTTACACCATTCATGCCTTGCATCTTTTCTCCATTACGCCATGAATACCATGCACCTGTCTGAACGATTAACTTCAAATTTAGGGCGTCACGAATAAACGTTTCAATCATATCAATGCCACCCTCCATACGAAATGGTATTGTAACACTTTCATAATGCTCGGCTCCCACCTTTGACTTAGTTAATTCTGCCCTCATCAACCACCCAACTTTATGCTCGGATGATGGTGGGTCTTTAATCCATTCCTTACGTGTAACTCTAAGCATTACATGGGCGTAGAATTTCTGACCCTCTCCACCGGGTAGATTACCTAGTGCTACTGGTCCTATAGAAGAACGCACCTGATTGATCATTACAAACGCTGTATTGTTTTTAAGCAGCCCAATAAATTTAGGTAAGCTTTGGTTTAAGAACCGTGCTTGCCATGCCATAGGATTATAGCTAAAATCATTATCGAGTAAGGCTAGAGGTACAATACCTGCTGTACTATCTAATACGATTAGATCGAACCCCTCTTCCGCCCAAAACTTCATTACATCAAATGCTTGCTCTCCGCTATCGGGTTGGCTAACCGCAATAGTATCGGGGTTTGCCCCACACTTGTATTGCCAATCTTTATCCCAAGTCTGCTCTGTGTCTACCCAACCAATCCTAGCGTCGGGCTTCTTCTTTTGTAGTTCAGACACAATCTTTGAAGCAAGAAATGTCTTTCCTACACCTGACGGCCCATAGATAATTGTCATTCGTTTCTTGGGGAGGCCACCACCGGTCAGTTTATCAAGCGACGGCACACCGAAAGGAAGGCGATCATACCCCAACGAAGGGTCGTTCCCCATAACTATACCTAGTTTTTTATCGCCCAACATGGATTCCAATGCTTTACTCGACATTGTTTAATTCCTTTCTTTTTATGGCCTCGGCCCATGCTACTAAGATAGTAGCAGCCTGAATAATTTCTAGGTATAAATTCTCAGGCTCGTCCATAGATTCTTCTATATAACTTGTACGAGCATCAACAATAGCTAACCAAAGAGGATTATCTCTAGTGTCTTGGTCGCCCCATCGCTTAAACGCCTCCTGACGCTCATACAAAATATCCATTATAATCTCTGCCCGACCTACTTCTTGAGTTTCAAGAACCTCCATTTTATTAATCTCATTCTCGATTGCATCTAGTTCTTCTTCGGTTGGTTCTTTCAATTACTTACTCCTTGCTTCTGCTACGGCATTCTTAGCCTCAGTAGCTAGCTCTGAAAAAGCATCACGAAGATCATTTACCGCAGTCTTGATCTGTTCATCCACATCACCTTCGGTATCAATTTCTGAAAACTCCAAGTCTATTCTCATAGAGTTAAAGTCCCCTAGATTTACGGTATACCCTACTTTTGCGCCAATCTTAGCCATTGCATTTCTCCTTTTCTAAATTATTAGTGACTGATGTGTTCTCCACCAGCTACTGCACTTTGATCTTCTTTTAACTTGAGAGTGAACGTCCCTCGGTTTAGCATTACATCTATTATAGCATATCCAGCCATATCTGTAAAGGAGTCTAGTAGAGATTCGTTACCACTATACTATTACCAGCTTTTCTGTCTTAGAGTCCAGTAGACCCTTTTTTGTTGCTATTCTTGATTCCTTAACTGCCCAAGAAACCGGGAATTCCTCCACTTCAACCTTTAACGGAATATTTAGAGTATTCGTTTCCATAATTTCCTGAACCTTCCAAGGTACTGAATCCCTCTCTGAGTCATGTACTTCTAGTACCAACTCGTCGTGTACCTGTAGTAGAATGTTAGATTTCTTATCTGCTAGGAACTTATCTACTTCTACGATTCTCTCATTCATGATGTCCGCCGATGTCCCTTGTACCAAATAGTTTACGGCTTTGTAACCGAAGTCACGTTCTACTATATATTTTCTACCGTATCTATTCTTAACCCACCCTCTAGATTTAATCGTCTGCCCTACTTGATTTAGGAATGTGCGAGAACCGTCCATGTTCGCAAAGTATTCATCCCTATACTTCTTAGCCTCGGCCTTACCTAAAGTTATAGACTCGGCTGCTGAATGACCCATACCTTTATACTTACGGATAAACCCTAATTGAGTTGCAATCTTCAAAAGTCCCTGACCGTAAATAATTCCGAATGTAAGAGTCTTAGCCGCCTGTCGGTAGAAAGCCCAATTCGGGTGATCTTCATCTACCTTAAATGCAACCTTTGCCCCCTCTCCATGAAAGTCCGTAGCATCTGAGTACAGAAGTGTAGTCGCCTTATCCGTATTCAAATACGATAGAAATACACGCACTTCCATCTGTGAATAGTCAAAGCCTATCAACCTATATCCCGGCCTAGCTACAAAGTTTCTTCTGGCATGTATCTGCTTTTCATCTGCCTCGTTAAATTCTTCGTCTGACAAATACCCCCACAAATCCCAAACTTCATCATCGAATTCTGGAGCATCCACATCATAACCCTTTGTTGTTATTATCGCATCTACTAGTTCCTTAACTTTTTCTCGGCGGTCAGGAGTTAGCTTATCATCAGCTAGAATCGTAATACCCCTCGGTACATTCTGTGCGTTAGGGTTACTAGAAGATAATCTTCCAGTTATAGTTCCAAACTGATTAAATGATGGGTGACATATCTTCATGTCGCAGTAGGGTTCCATAAACGTTGATTTTACAGTGCGCAGAGATTGTGCCTGTCTAACGATTCCTGCTAGTGGGTGGTTAATAGTTATCAACGCAGCTTCACTCCACGATTCCCGCTGAGTCTTTTCCGTTAGTAATGGAGAGTGAATATTAAACTTATCATTAAATACTTTACCCAACTGTTGCCCACTAGTAATCAAGAAAGGTTCGCCCGCTAATTTATACGCTCTAAGTCTAAGAGACTCTATACGATCTTTAAGTTTCTGAACTGCTACATTAGCATACGTTTCATCAATCTGCAAACCCCTACGTTCCATTCTGTATAGAACAGGAGTCAAGGCTACCTGCCGTTCAAAAATATCAATCTGATCAGAAGACTTAATCTTGTCTAGCCGGTCACGATAAATTCTATCGGTAAATAGAATATCTTCTAAACAGTACGGGCCTAGTAACGAAATTGGTGATAGGGAAAAGTCTTTGTTCCATCTTCCTTGCGCCAAAGCCTTCTTTGCTATTGGGTCATACGATGCTGCCTTCTCACCATAGTCGCTTCTAATTGTTTCTTCTAGCCCTACTCGACGCGTCCACGTTGGCTCAGTTAACCTAACCATCATTGCCGTGTCCACAAGTAATCTTATCTTATCTACATCCAAACCTTCTCTGAAAAAGAAATGCAGATCAAATTTAATATTATGTCCTACAAGCATTCTTCTTGTAGCCATTATTTCCATGAGTTCCTTCAGGTTCTCTATTGGGAGATTAGTACCCTGCTTATGTCGGAAGGGAAAGTAATACATATGATCTTCGTCACCTGTCGGCATTATTCCTATGCCACAAAGTTCGTTTAGATTGTATGGATCAAACCCATCTGTTTCCGAATCAACCGTCCAATCTGGTCGTTCACTCAAAACCCCAATCGCTTCACGAAATTGCTCCGGTGTTTCTACTATTATCATCTATTACCTTCTCTACCTAATACGCAAAACCGGATGAAGCGCAATTAAGCACTCCACCCGGTTCATTAGTTCAAACAACCTTACCAAGGCAAGTCTTCGGAGGTAGTCGCTCCCGTACCTGCGGGAACTGCTGTTGATCCTCCTGATGCTTGTGCTGCTCGCGCCGTTGCCCCAAAGTGGTCG